GCCGACAATTTCTTCAGCGAAACCAGTTGCAATTGGTGTTTGATCTTCATAACGCAAGAAGATAAAAGCTTTTACAATAAATCTGCGCTCATCTTGATGGATTAAATCCGTGAATACTCTTGCGTTTGGATACGCTGTGAATAATCTGCGGAGACGTAATTCAACTGTCTCGTAGTTTTCTAAATCGAACTGAGCCATGCTATACCGCCTTTGTTTGGGGGCGCTTCTCGCGCCGGTTGCCGGCAATCCTGCCTGATCGGATTACAAAAAGCAAGCACCCTACCTACGAGTCGTATGGCAAGATAGACCCATGATTCGAGTCCAAATAAGCCTGTGGAGCCTAGCCGTGATGGTTGAGTCTGAACTCAAGTATCCCGATCAAATTGACGATGTGGTGAACCGGACTCAGCAGTTATTTCAAAGCGGTATCGAAGCCGCCAAAAAGCAGGGCATCGACATTACTCAACCTGTGATCGGTGAGGCTGTCGCTATCGACTTAGAAGATTTCGAGGAAGATTAGGCGTACATAGTAAAAGTACTTATCTCGCCACCAGAGAAGTTGTCACACGCAATAGCCGCTTCAATCGCTCTTTTGACAAATACTGAAGCTTGCTCTGGATTATTGACGAGTTCTCCACCTAACACTTTCAACGCTCCTAGCGCATAATCTCCACCGCTACCTGCGCAATACAAACGACTGATTGAAGTCTCCCAAGAATAGTCATCGTAAATCTTGAAAATGCGACCTTTAACAGCGATCAATAAATCATTGTCTTGACGGACAGTTTCATCGTCTTTTTTCCATTCTGAGCCACACTCGATAAGCTTGCGACGCATGGCAGGAATGAATAGTCGCGTTATGTAACTCTCTGGCGTTCCCCTGTATTTTGGCGCTGTCCACCCGTGTTCGAGAATGTTGAGACCGCGTACTGCTCCCGAACCCGCAATTAAAGTCGGACCATTAGCAAATATCTTGGAATTATTCATAAGAATAAACGAGCCGTCTACATCGCTCGCTTTAGATTCCGCTCCTAAAACGCACCAGTCGTCACCTTGTATGCCAACGAGGGTAGTCATTAGTCCAGCCAAACCTTGTATGCCGCAGTTACTCTGCCTTTAACGGGATCGACAAAATGAAGCCGTTGCGATGGTGTTGCGCTCGCGGCAAGATTTACCGATGCGTACCTGTTTTCACTTTCAGTAGAGCCTGTTTGATAGACCGCGCCCAACCCATTCGCCATCGCCCATTCTGCGTGGGTGTGGTAGTGACCAATGTATACGTCACGGAATTCCCAGTTGTACGAACCTGAACGCCAGCGGTTGGCGTGCTGAACGATGGCTCCCGGACTAGCGAATCCATTGCGACCGACTTCGTCTCCGTGTATGAGTAATGCACGATAGTTACCAATTTCTACTCGCTGGATATCTTCAGGACATTCCTGCCACGATAATCTTTTTTCGCCGGCTAAGAGTTGTCGAGCCAATTCATAACACATGCGATCAAAATTATCAGAGCGAGGTACGTTATCGCGCTTAGACCCAATACGACCATGATTTCCCCATTCCGGCACTACTGTGACTTTTTTATAGTTTGCTAGTGCGTAGCGCACGACATCAACGCACAACCGAGAGACATTGACGTATTGCTCGAATAGCGTTGCATCGATTTCAAAAGCTTGTGACGGGAAGTTGAATAGACCTTCTACCATGTCACCGCCAAACATAATCACTACATCATCGACTGGGTGATCTTTGCGTTGGATTTCGGTGATGCGTACAGCCTTCTCCGCAAATTGCAGAACGCGATCGCGCATAATTTCAGAGTTATACGAAGGTGTTTTCTTCGCGCCTTGCCAGTCGGTCATGTGCCACAACGCGACTTCAGGTTTACCTTTAACAGATAAAATCTTTGGTGCTGGTACAGGCGAAATTGCGCCCATAGTGAGTTGCGCTCCATAAGCGGCGTTATGTGTTGCTTCTACGAGATCGTCTACGCGTTGTTTTGATTGGATAAGCTTCTTTTGCAAACGCATCAACGCTGTGCGTAGTTCTTTTACTTCGACAGACTCAATACCTTCCGGCAAATTGTCTAGCGAATCTTTGAGGCTCACTCTTGTGCATCCATCGCTATTTTGCGCCCGTGAATCGTGTAACCCATCTTGTCATCCCAAGAATCTTCCCAAATAGGATTAGCGAAACACCGGACTGTTTTATACGCATCGAGCAGTAGCGCAACCTGCCAAGAAGGAATTGCCTCTCTTTGCAAGAGCGTTCCCCAAATCTGTCCAACCTTTGTGAAGTTGGTTTCGGCATCGCCGTAAATACTTTGACGTTCTTCTAATACTTCGTCTACGCGGTTTTTGGGCATTTGCAATTCCCCTGTCGGTGAAGATTGAAGTTGTTATCGCTGGTTTTGTAGCCTTCTTGACGAAGAGCAAGAACGAGAGTGTGCGTTGCTACGCCGTTTTTAATTGCTTCCAAAAGAGTTTTTTTATCTTCTTCAGGAAGGACGTCCACAAGTTGCCCTATAGCGCACTTTGGATTGATCTTGACTTCGTGCTGTTTGATTGCCTCTGATAGCCCCATGAAAGAAGCGTACCAATAAACGTGTTGATAAATCTATGAAAGAAACACCTTTGTCATTCCACGTTATTGACGTATGGCGTGACTATGTGAGATTCCGGCTGAACGTTAGGACTGCTGGTGGGGTTGTGAGGCACAGAACTGCCGGCGAGCGCAGAACCGGCGGCAAGGATGAGGTGATGCGAGTCCATCGCGTATCCGCTACTAGCCCACGCCGTCATAAATCCCACGCTACCGAGGGTGATCGCTTTAGGGTTGGTTATCGGTATTCGTATCATGGAAGCTTCTTCATAAGAGATTCGTAAGTGCTTTTGTCTACAGTACCCGTTTGCGGCGCTCCCTGTGCCTTCTGGAAGGCTTTTATGGCTGAGACATCACTACTCGACCAAGCAGAGTTTTCGGCAACGCTAGGGAGCAATCCAGCCTTGTATAGCGCTGTCTCAACTGCCAGTTCTTGCGTTGTCTTTGCTTTGAGCGGAAAGTCCGTAGCCGCCCACGCCGGAGCGGTAAATGTCGTTGCGCTTTTCGTTGGTACTGGAGCGGTACCACTATGTGTAGCCGCTACCCCGCCACCGGCTAGTGCCGTCGCTCCTGCTACCCCCACCGCAACTGTCTTGTTCGTTCCCGTTGAAACTGTTGGTTTGACCGGGTTCTCGTAGGCAGGTCTAACGATCGCGAGGACGTAAAGATACGGGCGGTGGCGTAGATAAACCCCGTGTCCGTCTTGTTGCGATGCGCTGGTTATGTGATCGGGGGTCGTGTTGCCGCCGATTGTCGTAATGCCGTCTTTGGAAGCCGCGACAATAATCTCCACGTGATCGGCGATGCTATTGCCAGCGAAAGAGTAGAACACAAGGTCTCCGGGCTGACCGGAGTATTTATCGACAACTGCCTTCTTCTGTTGAAACCATGTAAGTCCGGCAGGGCAGTACGAGAATCCTTTATTGGTTTGGGCTGAGACAAGATTCGAGAGATTGTTCTGCGCGAATACCCACGATACAAACATTGCGCACCAAGGCTCATCGGGTATTCCGTACCAAGTGCCGTAAGGGTTGGCATCGGTTGCACCACCGTAGAACCCGACCTGCTTCTGAGCGGTCGTGACGATGTCGAGTGCGTTAGCCATGCTCATATCCTATCGAAATGCAAAAACCCCCGACCTTCTCCTGTCGAGGGCTTTGCGAAGCTTGCGTTATTTAGTTGTAGTTGCCTTTACGACCTTGTTCGCGTCAGCAATTGCCGTGTCCACAGCAGCCGCCACGAGAGGTGCAGGTGCGCCGGTGTCCTTAGAGATGGTGTTTATCAAACTCTTTGGATTGACCTTAGCCAATAGAGGTACAAGCAGACCGCCTACAAGAGCGCCGACTACGACGTCTTTAGCGGTGCGATGCCCTGTTTGGAAAGTTGCGTATCCTGCGGCTACAACGCCGTAGGCATAGTGTTCAATCAGCGCTTTTTGTGTCGCTGACAGTTTGATCTTTGCCATCTTTGTCCTTCTTCCCGATTAGGTTTTTGACGTACTTTTCGGCTTCAAAGTCCGAAGCAGAAGCGTGATGTATTCCCCCTACACCTCGATGATGCTTCTCGCAGAGCCAAATTAAGTTAGCGGCTGATTCTACCCATGCACCAACTTCCTCTGGGTTGGATACACCGGGATAATCTGCCTCTAGCCATTTTAAATCTACACCATTTTGCAGAGAAAACTCAATGTGCGCGTGATGAAGTTCTAATCCTCCGGCACAGTCCGTAAAATCTGAGCGATGGTCTCCAATACTGCACTTTGCAGTTGCGGCGGTCTTTCGTCTAAAGGCGTTGAAATCTTTGTAGTTTGGGTCGCTTTCACGCGGCTCGTGCGCCGGATAGTGAACGATATAGGAGTTCGTGATGGCTTGATCGTGCGCATCCACTTAGATATCCAATTTTGTTTTGATGATCGCTTGGTTTAATTGTAATTCGTGTAACGCGGCATCTTGACGATTCAGTTGGTCTTTGATTGACCCGCCGCCATTTTCATACATCTGGTATTCGATCTTGTCGAGGCGTTTGTCCATCTTATTAAACTTCTTGTTGATCCAGAAGATTGGCGCTCCTATAATTATGATGCTTTCGAGAAATGCCCAGATAGCGTTCGTGACTGTGTTCGCGTTATTCCAGAACATGTTTGCGCCTTTACGGTTATGGGGTTATGTCCAACTTACTACCCTAATGTTACCAAGACTATCCACGACTTTCAGAACGTTTGTTGTCGAGTTAATCCACGCATCTCCGTGACGAGGGTAGGTTGGGTCTGTCGCAACGACAGGAATTGTGAAACGCCCACCTACTTCGACTTTTTTCAGCCGGTCATCTAAACCGCCGATGATGTCTTTTAACTGGTTAGGTTGATTGACGTATGGCATTTGTGCCTCAGTTCGTGGTTGTGGTCAAGGTCAAGGTAACGCGCTCTCCGGCGTTATTTTCGCCCGGAGTGACGTTGATGCCAATAATACGATAGTTGCCGTCAAACTCATTCGGGTAGAAATTATCCGTGATGACGAGGCGAGCCTGATCTCCGAGGTTATACGTTCCAAATACAGGGTCGAGGAAAGGTGGCGCTACGACTTGAATTGTTTGCGGTGGGTAAGAGGCGGCGAGTGTCTGACCTGTCGCAATACCCGTTAGCCATACAGGGTCGGTGATGTTGGAGTAGTTCACAGCATCTTCCAATAAAGGCCAACCGGTAGAAGTTTTGGTTGTGTCTTGGTACGAAACTACAAGCTTGCCCTCGTTAGAACCTGCACCAGTCGCATAGAGGGAGTTGACGGCTTTAGAGCCATCCTCTTTGTAGTTGTATTGAACGATGTTACCTGCTGGCAAGGTAAAGACAGGCACGCTGGCTGAGGTTGCTGAATAGGTGTTGCCTAAGCGCGGATACCCTAGTTGAAGTGTTTTTGTGGGGTTTCCATCGCCATCATAGGCAACTTTAATGTTGAAGTCGAAACCCGTATTCGACTTCGCTAGATCGGAGATTGCTGAGAAATACGTTTTCAATTCATACGAGTAGTAAATCTGCTGACCGATGATGACGCCCTGATTAACCGCGCTACCGCCTGACGTGTAGGTATCCGTCAGGGTAACTGGCAGGGAGAATTGGGTCGAGGAGATAATGCTCGCAGAGCCAGTTTGGTTGAATCCTGTTCCAGCCGCACCCGTAGGGTTGCCAGTCGATTTAATTCCGGTGACTGTAATCTGTTGCGCGCTTTGGAAATAGTTTGTCGTGGAAGTCGTGTAGGTAATCGTGCTTCCGCTTGCTACGGCATTGGTTATGACGGCAGTTGTGGCTGAGGTCGAGTTAGGGACAATGACCCCGATGTTTCCGTAGGGTTTAGCCTGAGCCTGAGTGATGAGGTTTTCAACGATTGTGAATTGCTCTACTCCCGTGAAAGGAGTGGTGGTGGTAATTCTTCGGCGCTCAAAATAAGACTCAAACTCACGCGCTGTAAGCTTCAATAGTTGTGAGTTGGAATCCCATTCGCGTTGCCAAATAATGCCGCCCCACACAAGAACGCCGTTACGATCGACATAGATAGCGTTGCGACCGGGAATTGTTGAAGGCAATACGTTCAGCGCGGCAGAGTTCACGCCCGACAAAAGAATCTCGCTGGTCATAGTTCCAGCCGCGTTGATCTGTTGCGTGAAATTGACGTTGGTGAGAGATAACTCGGCAATAATCGAGTTGGTCAGAACGTCAGCGAGCAGATAGCGGTATTGCGTTGCCATCGTTACTCCTGACTATGTTTGCCGTGTATATATCCTACGCCGATGCCTAAGGTGAAACTAAGTATAAAGAGAATCATGCGTTGACGCGCTTTACAAAATCAGCAAAATCTCCCGTGAATTTCAGCGCACCGATGTGATTGCAAGTCTTGGTCGAATCGACAAATACCTTAAAACCGCCATCTCGAAGCTTCTGGCAAACGAGAACATCCTCAGAAATAATGTCGTTATCTTGGATTTTGACCTCAAATGCCCATCGGCGGTCTTGCCCGTTATGCACGTATGGCTCTGAGTTTTTCCATAGGTAGTCGATAGCCGCGCTAGACATATAAAGGAATCCTGTCGCGTTGGACTCAACCTCAATAAACCCGTTCTCATCAGGTTTAAGATTTTCAAGATCGCACTTGACGCTGAAACTTTCCTCGACAGCCTTCTTCACAATAGGAATACCGAGGACATCTTTTTCGGCGTTTACTGTGTCCAGCGCCCATTCGGGTTGCCATTCCACGTCTGAGTCAATCCATAGGATTCCGTCAAACTTGTTCTCGTAAGCGATTGCTAGCAGATCGTTACGGCTACGCTGAATAAGCGCATCGAACGACATAAAGACTGGTATGAACTCTATGCCGTTTTGTAGCCCTAGAACGATGGTGCGAACTAACGCGTTGGTGTACCAAACATCAAGTCTGCCGTCATACGAAGGTGTTGCAATAAGTATTCTTTTCATAGCCGCCCCCTGCTTTGAGAATTATTACTTGGCACTCGTTCCAGTAGGAGCGGGTGTCAATGCCGCAACCTTAGCAGAGAGTTCTTGGATAGCCTTCACCAAAATAGGGATTAAGCGACCCGGACTAATTTCGAGAGCATCAGGATTGTCGCGAAATGTGAGTTGGAGAGTTTCGGCTAATCCTGTGGCATCTTCTGCCGCTACGAGGTCTTGTGCGATAAAACCAGCATCAGGAACACCGACCTTGCCGACAACGATTGGGTTGCCTTCGGCATCCAATTCAGGCTTTTCAGGCTGACGCATATTCCATGTAAAAGTTACAGGCTTTAGTGTGTTGATGAAATCAAGACCGACTGCAAGGGCTGTGATGTCTGTCTTATCTCTTTGGTCTGAAAGAGAAGTAATCGATGTGACTTGGCAACGAAGTGTAGTGATAGATGAGTTACCGAGAGTAATGGTGTTAGATACAGTTGATGATGAGGCTTGTGCAGCATTACCAATAAGTGTGTTATTAGAACCTGTAGTAATATCATTTGTTCCGGTGCCGCCAGCAGCTGTTCCCAAAGCAGTATTATTACCGCCTGATGTAAGTGCTGCAAAAGCGGCTAATCCAACCGCAGTATTTCCAACACCTGTTGTGCTGTTTGATAAAGCGCCGCAACCGACAGCAGTATTACCATAACCTGTTGTATTTGCGTTAAGTGCGGAAGGATAATGTCCATCCCAATAACTACCGATAGCAGTATTAGCATTACCGGTTGTATTGTTGTATAAAGCAGCGTGACCCACCGCCGCGTTGCCAGTACCATAAGTATTGTTATTAAGAGATGAATCGCCTACTGCTACGTTATTCCAACCTGTTGTATTGGTTGACAATGCTTGCCAACCGATAGCAGTATTTTGATAACCAGTTGTGTTGTTATAAAGAGTGGCTGTTCCAACAGCAACGTTTTGATAACCAGTTGTGTTGTAGTAAAGAGCAGAATAACCAAGAGCGGTATTACCTGAACCAGTTGTGTTGGTAAACGCTGAATTATGACCTACGGCGGTATTGTTGTTCGCTAAGTTATTTTGCAAAGATTGCATACCTACAGCAACATTTTGATAACCAGTTGTGTTGTAATAAAGAGCATTTAATCCAATTGCCACATTGTTAACGCCTGTTGTATTGCTGTAAAGTGCAGTAACGCCTAATGCTGTATTGGAATTACCTGTTGTGTTTAAACTTAATGATTGATAACCAACGGCAGTATTTTGATATCCGCTTGTATTTGAGTTAAGCGAGTTATAACCAACTGCAACGTTATAATTGCCAGACGTGTTTAAAAACATAGCAGCATAACCAATAGCGGTATTGGCACCACCTGTTGTATTTGCGGTTAAAGTATTTGTTCCCACAGCAGTATTATTTTGACCTGTTGTGTTTGCCAACATGCTATTTGCGCCGATAGCTGTGTTGCTAGAACCATTTGTATTCACGTACAACGCCGCCGCACCAACAGCAGTATTTTGTTGTCCTACGGTATTTGCGTTGAGAGTATTAAGACCAAGAGCGACGTTGCTTGTACCCGTTGTATTGGAAGCTAAAGCATTATTGCCAACCGCCGTGTTGTAAGCGCCTGTTGTGTTTTTAGCCAAAGCAGTATTTGTTGGGTCAATAGCCATGTTTGTGCTAACACCGCCACCGCCATAAGAAATGATTGGCGATGTAGCGCGCACGTTGTAGTTTGTAATGTTAGCCGTCAAAATTGAGGTAACGCCCGCACCGACATAAACCTGACCCAATGCGATTGAGTTGTTTGGTGTTGCTGGAACAGTAGGGCTACCGGCAGGAGTACCGGCAACCACGTTCACGGCTACTGTGTTGGTTGAACCTGTGTAATAAGCATCTGAAACTGTGAGGCATACGAGGTCAATACGAGGGTTAGAGGCGTTCGCGGTGGTGATAGTCGCGTTTACTGTGGCATCGTTGTAAGCCATATACACGCCCATATTGGACTGGTACGTGCCAACGATAGCCGCCCAACCTGACGAGATATTGACTGTCATGTTTGGTGTGCCATTTTGAGTGATCTGTAGATCGGTTGGGTTGATGATTCCCGTTGTTTTCCAAAGAGCCTGATTCGTCAAACGATCATTTTCGGCTGAGTGAGAGCCGTTCTGTAACCAACTTGGTGGTGTTCTTAAAGCCATTTGACTATCTCCTTTTTAGACATAAGCATTGTACCAAGCCACAGTTGCCACAGTCGTTCCCAACACGTAGCCCGTACCCGTGAGATAAAACGAGTTACTTCCCGGCTGAGCAGAGAACCACGTAGAGCCACCAGCGACAAGGTTACGAGCATTCGTGCCGTTGATCGTTACCAACCTCTGAGCCAAATCTACAACAATCGTATCGGTTGATGCGTAAGTTCCCTGAATAGTAATAGAAGCTTGTTGCGTGGTCGAGCCGACAACAGGGTTAGATATCGGACCCGTAATTGTGATGATTGGATAAGTCGTTGCCCAACCAAGGTTATTCACAGCCGCAGAAGGAGCAAGCGAACCGCCACCATAGGTCAATGGATATACGCGGTTATAGGTTCTGCCGAGGTTCGAATACGCCATCGCCGTAGCCAGTTGCGTGTTGTCGTAAAACTTAGGGTCAGGGCAGAAGAATTGCCATTGGCTCGTGATGTAGCCGTAAGTAAAGTTAGGGTCAATAATGGTCTTGTTCACGCGCACACGAGCGTTGAGGAATTGCAGTCCTGAAGCCGCCGATAACTGGAATTGCAGTTGGTTGGCAGACGAGAAAGGCGTGTATCCCTGTGTTGGCAAGAGAGCCGCTTTGAGCAGGTTGTAGTTGTATTGGGCTGAGTTACCGTTGCCGGAAAGCGTGAGAATAGTGACTGTGACTGTACGACCACCGAGGAAATCTCTACCAGAAAACATTCCATCGTTGAAGCCTTGATTATCGTCTTGGTTTCGGACGTCGGGCAAGCTTGCAAGTCCGTCAATCGCTGTAATCTGATAAGGCGATCCTGCTCCACCAAAGGCAAAGCCGTTGTAAGCCATTCCGTAGTAGTTCAGAGATGTGATAGTCATTCTGCTATTGCTCCTCTATCGCCGCCACCGACAACGAGACCTTGTGTAGTTCCGAAAAGAATAGCGTTGGTCGTTGCTGTCGTAATGTCTGATGGCGCAGTTGAACCATTGATGTTGTTAGTCTGATTGACTGTTATTTTAGAATTAGAAGCAGATGGTGCCTCAATTTGCCCTGATGGTGAAACATATTGAAGTTGACTGCCGACATATTGCAAACCAGGAGTGAGATTGGTTGTTGCTGAACCATAGTTAATTGAAGCCGCCATATCTGCGGCGGTGTCTGTCGGACTAACTGTGCCTGTTGTCGCTCCCGGAGCAAATGTGTTGTATGGCGAGTTAGCCAAAGCGAGTGCGGCAGAAGCTTGTCCAGCGACTCCAAGTTGAGCCATCAACGCCGCCACCGCTACGAGTTTAGCCTGAAGTGCTTCCATCTTTTGTGTAGTTGAATCGAGGAGCGATTGCGAAGCCTGATCGAACGAAGTTTGCGCGGCAAGGATGGCGTTATTGAGAGTGTTTTGGGCATCAGTCATCGTGTTGTTAAATGCTGTTTGAGCATCAGATTGCGACTGATTAAGTTTGGTTTGTAGGTCGGCTACCGTATTGTTGAAAGATGTTTGCTGTGAGGCGAGGCTGGCTTGCAGATCGGTAGCGACTTGGTTGTATTGGCTTTGTAAATCTTGATTGACCAGTACGCCGTTAGCATTGAGCGAGTCGGCAAGGTTATTGAGTCCGTTTGTCGATTCGTCAGTTACCGCGCCGAAAAGGTTTTGGATTTGCTGGGTAGTTCCCGGCTGAGCGTTGATGAGCGCTTGTGCCATTTGATCGCCCAAAAGTGGACCCTGAGCCACGACTTGCTGAATGAACGCTTGAGAGTAACCCATGCCACCGAGTTGAGCCGCATCTGATGCGAGTTGGTTCATCTGTTTGAGTTGATCTTGGAGCGAACTTACAAGTCCGGTAGCCGTTCCCGTTCCAAAGAAAGATTTGGCAAGATCGACAGTTGTTGCTTTAGAAAAAGCATCTGTGAGTTGCGCTTCTGACTTTTGGACAAGAGCGAGTTGCTTATCTGCGGCATCAGTATTGAGTTTTGCTACCGCGTCTGCATTGGCTTGTTGCGCCTTTGCGTAGGCATCGTCATAGGTTTGTTGAGCCGCGAGCAAAGCCTTGTTGAGAGTGTCTTGCGCTGCGAGTTGTGTCTTGGCGTAATTATCCTGAGCAGTTTGATCTGCCTTGTTCTTGGCATCTACAAGCTTCAGATAGTCAGTTGTGTACGACTTCATAGCCGTGTTCATATCGGCATAAATCGTATTGACTTTGTTGCTGTCGGCTGTTAGTTGAGACAAATCCTTCTTTGCCGCAGCCGCCGCCGCTTTGGTTGTATTGCCACCGGGAACATTACCCGTGACTCCTGTGCTACCACCAGCACTTGTATCTCCTGCGTTAGCGAGAGTTGAACTCTTTGTGCCGCCACCCAATAGATCGTCTAGAGAAATCTTTTTGTTCTTCAGATCATCTAAGCTTTTGCCCATATTGACGATGCTGGTAGCCGTAGAGTCGAAGAACTTGCCGGTATCTTGCGTTGCTCCGTTGATGTCGTTGAGCGCGTCTTTCGCTCCTTTACCGACAATAGGTAAATGCGAGAGCGCTTCTAAGAATAATTTCATCGGACCCGTTACAACCTTCAAGATGGCTGTAATTACATCTCCGAGGATTTGGATAAAATCGCCGAATCCTTGCACCGCTACCGAAGCAACATCCACTACTGCATCGCGGAATGGCTTAATGTTGTTCCACGCAAGTACGAATCCAGCCGCAAGAGCCGCTACAGCCGTCACTACGAGACCGATTGGGTTCGCTTCCATCACCGCGTTGAGTCCTGCTTGAACAGCAGTCATAGAAGCTGTTGCCGCTTCCCCGCCTTCAGTTGCGAAGGTAAGAGCCGTTTGCGCCGCAGTCATGCCAGAAGTCATGGCGATGTAGATAACCTGAGCCGCCTTGAACAGATTCATTCCGGTTTCGTATGTCTTGAACGCTAGGTAAGCACCGCCGAGAACGCCAATAAGAATCTCAAAAGCAGCCGCGTTTTCTCTTACGAAGTCTGTGAGCGGCTTGATGTAGGAGTCGTATAATTTGCCGATCTCTGCACCGACATCCATCACGATAGTCATAAGGTTGGACAAGACAGGCAATAGCGCGCTACCTATGGCAACCGTAGCATCGTTGAGTTTTGCCTTCATAATGTCGAGTTTGCCGGCGAAGGTATCCGCATAGGCAGAAGCTTGTCCACCGATCTTTTGGTTCAACTCATCGAACGCTTTGGCAATAGCCTCGTTCTTAGGCAACGTGGTATCCAATGTGATACCGAGTTCTTTAAATGCCTTTACAGAGCCTTGTGTGCCTCGTGCGAGGGTCGTAGCGGCAGTCGCTAGGGATTCGTGCTTGTATCGGGCAAGGTCAGCCGCCATACCCATCAGGCTGGTTGCTTCTTTTACTGAGCCGGTAGAGGTAACGAGGTTTCCGTAGGCTTGCTCGGTATCTGCCGTCTCAAAGCCGAGGTTGGACATCGATTGCGAGGTCTTGTCGATCTCTGCTCGATTGTCTGCCGTGTTTTGCTTGGCGTTGTTGAGAGCCGTTGCAAGCTTCGCGATACCAGTTTGGGCATCGGTTACTGCCTTCACCATGTCGATAAGACCCTTTTGAGTCTCCATCAAACCTTGCGTGAGCAGGTTTCCACCGAATACGCCGACAGCGATGTTCTTGAAATTGGTGAGAGCGCTACCAGTTGTCTTGGTTTGCTCCTCGATCGACTTTAAGCCGTTAGTGACATTCGAGACGCCGGCAGTAACACCAGTTGAATCAATGGTGACTTGGATATTTAGACCGGGAATCTCACCTGCCATGTTATCCCCTAATCGCTACGTTGATCGCACTTATCACATACTGCTCTGCTTTGCCGGAAAGAATAATCTCGTCACGTGCAGGAGTCATGTATGGATAGGATACGCCACTTTTCCAAAGCGAGGAGCCTTTTTCAAGCGCCATAGAGTATGTAGCGCCGGAGTTGACGCTGGCTTCATACATGCCGAAACCGACCCTCGTAGCCGGTACAGCCATGATGTTGTTACGCAGATTACCCGTGACTGTGTTTGGGAATGGGCTATCTATACGCGGTTCGCCGATCTTGTGCTTGTTTTGAGAGACGTTTTGGACAGCCTGATTTTTCAACGCAAGCGAGATGGCATTGGTGGCTTGGTACAGTCCGTAATCGAGTCGCGCCGTGAGTTCTTCGATGGCTACCTGAACCGCCGGAAGGTTGCTCGTTACTTCATTTGCCATGTGTTTTCTCAATCTGCTTGATCTTGACACGCTCTACTGTGTCGGCAATAGAGAGTAACCAGTCGGCTCTGCCAGCCGGTAGGTTGTCTACTTCTTCAGGAGTCCAACCGAACCGATCAGCAAACTTAAAGTAATACCACTCCTCGTCAGGATAGGTAAAAGCTTCGTGCCGCTTATTGCCTTCTAAGACCCATTCTAATCGTTTGAGTTGGGCAAAGGGCTATCAGCCTCTTTTGCGTTCTCATCGGTGTCTGCAAGCTTCGGGAATAGATAACTGGTCGCATCGGCAGTCGCATTGACGATCGCATCGTAGTCTTTAGGAGACAGTTCATCGAGCGAAGCAGGTACAACTGACGGAATGATGAGGTCGAAAGACCATTCCTCAATCATGAGGGTAGCGATGGCATCGCTGAGAGCCGTAGCCTGAGACAACTGACCTTCGGCGGTTTCGCTCGCCTTGATGATCTTCTTGCGGTCTTTAATTTTGAGTTCTGCTGGATCGCGGAATGTGACTGTCGCGCCGGATGGAACAGTAATTTTCTTTTTAGACATGATGCCCCTCTTTCGTTGGTGAGGTTATCTTACCGAGAAAGGGCAAAAGGCGCACATAGAGCCTGTGGGCATCGACTCTATGGCGCCTTCTGCGTTCTAGGGGGTTAGCAGTATGCGGTAGAAACTGCGTTCGCGATTGTCCACTTGATAGGAGAGTAACCTGAAGAACTGGCGGCATCCGTTGTGTTCGCTTGACCATTGAAGGTCACTTCGATCTCGACGAAATCCTTTGAGCGACCGATTACTGCGGCTGTATAAGCACCCTTTGTGAGTTGAGCCTGAATAATGGTCTGTGTTGATCCTGTTCCCTGCGTCCAGTTAAAGACAAGAGCAGGTTGAGTGTTTGTGAGGAAGTTGGTGAGTTGGGTGTCTGCTTCCATTGTGAAAGTGACCTTGCCGGTGACATCCAACGCTCCGAGGAACACTTGGTATGGGTTCTGGGTGTTGCTGATTCCCCAGACCGGAGTTACTGGACGCTTCATGTCGATTTGACCCGTCATTGCGTTTGTAACCTGAGTTCCACCGACTGAAACTGTGCCGTACCAAACTGGAGTTGGAAGGACAGTTGAGAAGCTTGGTGTAGGTGTTGATGCTGTTGCTGAGAGCCAGCCAGTTGCCTTAGCATCGTATTGGAGCATTCCGTCAGCATTGAACTTTAGGCTGAAATCTGAGAACTGGATACCAGCATAAGCGCGAACGTTCGCAGAATAGAAGTCTGTGATGGTGTATGAAACAGGCTGGATATCTGCGGCTGTTGAAGCAGAATACTTGAGTGTGAGAGCGTGTGAGTAAGGAGCAGTACCGGTGATGGTGTCTGTACCCATTACGCCAGCGATTGCCCAACCGATTGTGTCGGCAAAAGCATCGCCTGAAAAATCAAATGTAGAGTTGCCGCGACCTTGAATGTAGTTGTAGGTCTCAGCAGCAGATCCACGAAGTCCTTTGTCGAGAAGGATGCCGTACTTATCTTCCGGCTTTACTGTGTTCGCGATCACAGGGATGAACGCTGTTGGGGTTACTGCTGTTCCCTTTGTGGTTTCTTTAGCGATTCCCACGTAACTCCGGGCTGTATTTTGTAGTGCCATTTACTCACGCTCCTTGCGTTGTATCAGCATCGGCTGATGGTGTAGTCGGTGTTGGTGTTGCTGTTTTCTTTGTTGCAGAAGCGAGAGTTAGGTTTGCGGCTACGATTCCATCTTCAGCCTCAAAAGTATCTCCGGGTTTAACTGTGACACCAAGCGAAGGAAACACAGTTTCGTAGTCTCCGGTGAATTGGTATGTTGCCATGTTTTTCTCCTATGCTTGGATCATCTGTGTTACGGTGAAACGAATCTCTGCCCAAATCTCCGTTGCGCCGTTTTGCGACTGGGAAGGTTCTCCGTAGAAGGTATCTAGCGAAGGTTCCGCACCCTGCCACACCAAGGTTCCGGTTGTATCGCCAAAGTTGTGATCGGCTCGCAACGTATTCTTGATGTTGTCGATAAGTGTATCAAAATCAGCCATAGCGTTTTCGGCGTCATTTTGTACAGAATGTGTGAAGATTTGCAGGCTAACTGTGAAATCCACGCGCTTCCAGCCGGAGTGCGCTCCCCCGATTGCGATACGACTATCGCGCTCGCCGGCGATATGGATAACTGCGGCGGCTCTTGTGAGTTGTCCTGCTGTTGCGCCCACCTGAAAGTTGATACGTTTTGGGAACGCCGTAAAGATTTGGTTCAGCCCAGAGATGTTCGCACCCGTGAGGTATGAATACAGTTGTGAGCGTACCTGTACGCGACCTACGTTCGACATTAGCGCATACGCCTAAATGGGCTGAGGAGTTCTTTGGCTAGTGCCATGTCGCTACCGATAAGCTTCTTTGTGTCGGGTCCACCAGTTGCGCGAGTCGTGATCGACATTGTGAGCGAGTTATCGCCACGTACCTTCAAGAACTCATTGACCATCAGGATTGCGGCTTCTTTGATCGCTCCCGGCATAGTGCCGATTGCTACGCCTGACGCGTGTGTGAACTTTAGGGCTGTGGTCAGAGGCACTGTGCTTGACCCGAATACATAAGTCGATGCGACTGTAACTGTCTCCGTGTTAGCGCCATCCCAAATGGTTAGGTAAGAACCGGCGGTCAATCCCGTAGGGTCGATCATCGTCAGCGTGCTTTGTCCTTGTGTCGCTGTAGAAATCAAGCCGTTACAGAATCCGGCTACATAGGTGTAGTTAGCGTAAATGCGTGAACGAGTTGATGGTGGGAATCCGAAAGATAGTGGACCGACCGAAGAATAAGTGAGTGCGACTTCGCTCATAGGGTAGATGAACTGTGCCTTCTCGAACCAAATCGAGGTGAGTCCTTGTGTTGTCACCGTAGTCAAAGTGGTTGGGGTTACGCCATAGGACAAGCTTGTAACCGCTACGAGGTTGTTGTATTCCGGCGAGATGACGAGGTAGCCTTCGGGTGTAATGCGAGTGCGTTGCTGTTCTACGAAGTTCTGCGCCAATAGAGGCTGGTTGCAATAAATGTCGATCCACGAAGATGCGCGAGCGATGTTGGTAAGCAGTTCAGCATCTTGTTGGGCTGAGGTTCCACCCACGACTAGGTTGTCGTAGTCGATAGCAGTCGGTGCGTTTTTATACTCCGCAACAGTCAGATAGTTACCTGATTGAAACGGGGTTATTGGTGAGATACCGACTGTCGCTGTCATTCTTAGTCTCCGTCTGTTTTAGGTGTAGCCATTTCGTGACCGCAACGAGAACACAACTTGAACCACGATC